CTGCTCGTTGTACTCAGGCGATGCTTCGGCTTTATCATGTTCGTTCCTACATAGCCCCATTAGTTTCTCAATGACATCTTTGCCGGGCCCACGACCATCCAAGTGATGCACGTCCACACATCTACCGCACCCAACCTCACAAGGGATGAAATCATCTATCCCATACCCGAAATGCTTCATATATATTTTAGTGTGCTTTTTCATTCAAATAGCATTTGTTGTCCGTTCTGCTCAACCGCATTACGATGATTCTTTACATTAGTATCAAAGTATGATTGCTTCAACTCAATGGATATTGATTTGCGGCCCATCTTTAACGCCTGATAACCCTCTGACCCGATACCACCAAACGGACTGAAAATAGTCTCTCCTTCGTTTGAATACAGTAATATGATGCGTTCTATAACATCCAGTTGAAGCGGACATATATGCTTCTCATCATTCTGCCCCCTGGCCGTCGTGTATTGTAATACATTTGTTTGCCTAATATCCATCCATACCGGAGAGGCATAACGTTGCCATACATTATGAGAGTATTGAGTTTCTCTGTCATAACTTGAATCTGGGTCATATCCCCAATATTCATTAAATCCCTCTACTGATCTCGGAAACTTATCTTCATCATACATCGGAACGTAATTTGTAAATCGCTTATCTTTTAATTGTATTGGGGTTTCATTATCTCCTGGTTTTTTGAATACCATCACTTTATCAGACAATCCCATTCTTATCATGCTCATATCTTTAATTACTTGCTTATGCGCTAATCCTAACGCTTTAGTCCTGACGGCTGCAAGTAGCGGATCTTTCCATATTGTAAATTCTGAATGCAAAAAGAACCCCTCAGATTCAAACATATCTGCCAGCTGAGATGAAAACCGTCTTATGCCCATATATCCATCTCTTCCCTTTTGAGTCGGTAGATCCATACAATGAACAGCGCATAGTCTGCCCGGTTTCAATATTCTACTAAGCTCCTTGACTAAATATCCAAAGTGCTGATTAAATTCATCGGGGCTTGTGACGTTACCCATATCCTCAACATAATTTGAGTACACAAATAGATCCTGAAATGGTGGTGAAAATACCATCAAATCAATAGAGTTATCTGGTAGTTCTTTAGTCCTCTGAACACAATCACCCCTCATAACATGATAATATTCCGTTTTAACATCCTCAGAAGAATCAATACTTGTAGTTATATCTCCCCTAATATTTTTATTTACTGCGGTAGTCATTTCCTGTTGCATTTGTTTGAATTGTTTTTCTTTTTCGTTTATTATCTTTGGTATATTAATCATTCTGTCAGTAGTAACCATCCATACATTAACCTCTTTATCCTGTCCAAATCTCCATGATCTTCGCATTGCCTGGTATGTAGCCTCAAATGAAAAATCTAGTGATGCAAATATTTGATAATGGCAATTCTGAAAGTTAAGCCCAAAAGATGCTAGACTTGTTTTAGTTACTAGTATCTTAAAATCTCCATGGGCAAAACCAAGTAGGTCATTTTCTTTTTTATCCGCACTATCTGACCCCTGGACGTTTCTTATATCATAATTTGATAATGCCTTACAGATATTGACAGCCTCCTGGTTCTGTTTGGCCCAAATTATTATCTGCTCGTTTTTATCAATATCATTAACTAATTTTACAACCTCTTTAATTCTGTCTTCCTCAGTTTCTCTCAAACTTCTATTAAAATCAGTAGCGTTCACGGCCATGCCTCCAAATAATAACCCAGTTGGAGCATCCGTTTTCACTTGTATTTGCTCAATGTTTAATGGTGGTAAATCATATCCCTTATTAGAAAACCCAATATCACCAGGCTTATTAAGCATGATAGACCATGTAGAAACAAACTCATAGAACTTAGATATTGCATGACCCTTCAGCCTCCAATGTCCTGTATCTTTTGTGTCATTAACAAAATACATTGCTAACATCTCGTTATAACTCATCACATCTAAAAACTCTGCATGGTTGCCTAATTCCATTGGATCATTGGGAGATGGTGTCGCTGTACACGCTAATTTATATGGGGTGTCGGCAAATACCTCAGTTAACATGGTCCTATATTTACCATCGTAGTTTTTAAGTATGGAGGATTCATCTAATACAATCCCCGAATAATACTCGGTATTTATATTTAACAGCTGTTCATAGTTACTGATATAAATACCGTTCCCATATAATCCTTTAAAGCGATTAACATGAATGCCAAATTTAGAACCTTCTTCTATTGTCTGGCCGGTGACAGCTAAAGGGGCTAAAATTAGAACTGGTTGTTTTGTATGAATAGAAACCTGATTAGCCCATGAAAGCTGCATAATAGTTTTACCTAATCCTGTATCTGCAAATATTGCATACTTGCCAGCCTTTAACGCTCGCTTAACAATGAACTCCTGAAATTTGAATAGATTCAAATTGAGATTATCGGCTTCGAATCCAGATTCAATAACATTCTTCTGTTTGGTCTTTAAAAATTCCGTGTATTCCATAATCTAAATTTACTACTTAGTTGGTTTAGAATCAATTTAAACTACGCGACTCTCTTGATACTCTGTATTGTATTTAAACTCTGCCTCAATATCAAATCCTTTATTGATTAGCATATTGAACACTACGCCAACCAGGTCGATACACTCCTGCGCCATATCACCATCTACTACCCCGGTCTCTTCGTTATATGCCTCAATCACTTCGTTATACTCTTCTTTGAGTTTCTCCATAAAGTCGTGCGTAGTAGTATATGGACCCACTAAACCCCGTCTTTCCGTTGCTTCATAATGTCTTTTGATTAGTTGTTTCATGTTAAAATGGTTTTGATTCTGGTGAATACATATCAATATCTGGTATATCATCTTCATCCGTAAAACGTGTAAGAGACGAATTTGTTTTAAACTCAAGATCGCCTGTTTCGCCTTCACGATGTTTCCTAATAAGCAGCTCACATATCTCTGGCGTAGGCGTCATCTCGTTATATACAACATCGCGATAAATAAACAATACAATATCTGCATCCTGCTCAATAGCTCCAGATTCGCGTAGGTCTGACAGCATAGGACGTTTGTCTGCTCGTGCTTCAACGCCACGATTTAATTGGCTCATTAATATAACCGGAACTTGAAGATCGACAGCCATCATCTTCGCTTTGCGCGACATAGTAGAAATCTCTTGCTCGCGATTGCCTGTCTTTTCTGTCGTGCGCATCAGTTGTAGATAATCAATAAATACAATGTCTAACCCTTTGCGATCTTTTAACGTTTTGCAATTAGCATGAATCTGCTCAATGCTTGTTAGCATAGTATCGTTAAATGTCACGTTCCAATTAGTGATAATATCCAAACATTCCTCAGCTTTCCTTTTATCTGAGTCGTGCAATTGACCTCGTTTGAAATCTGAATGATTGATATTAGCAAGCGAACAAATAACTTTGTCCATTAAACGCTCAGAGGTCATCTCAAGACTAAAGAAAGCACATTTAGATTTATAGTATGCAGCAGTTATCATAAAAGAAATAGCTAACGAAGTTTTCCCCATGCCCGGTCGACCTGCCAATATAATCAACTGCTCTTTATTAAACCCGCCTGTTTTAATGTTCAGCTTTTTAAACGTTGACGGTATGCCTGAAAATCTTCCTTCTCTTTGTGCTTGCTCGCGTTTGTAATAATCATCCATGCTTTTATTAGCTGCATCAATTATTGATACTCCAGTTGAGTTGATACCAAGATAATTTAATATACGAGTGTCCATCGCGTTCCTGACGTTCTGCAACGTATCTAATATATCATCCGTATCATAAGCATTTTCGACCAAATTAGATCCTATCTTAATACACTCACGAGATACCCACTTATCATATATAATTGACAAATGATATTTAATGTGCAAAGCAGATCCTACACGCGATGTTAGTTCTGCTATGTATGTTCGCCCACCTACAGCATCTAATTTACCAACGTTATCAAGTTCGTTGATGACTGTTAGCATATCAATCTTACCACCTCGTTTATTTATGCTTCGCATCGCTGCATAAATATTTTTATTGGACTCTTGATAAAACGCTTCGTCTGGTAATATCGTTTTAACATCTTCCATCTTATCGCCCTCTAATAATAGAGAACCTAAAAATGCTTTCTCAATATCTAACGCTTGCGGCGGAATTTTTCCTTCGGTCATAATTGTTTGCTTCTTTGTGGTTCTTTTTTCAACCAGTTCTTTGCGGTTAAATAAAGAGATATATATTTTTTATTGTCTTTGTAATTTTCTATTCTATCAATGATTTCGTCAATTGTGTTTTTTCGATATAATTTTTCTAGTTTATTAAATTCATCTACTGTAATTGATAAATGAGCGAAAGACCTATATACATTTATATCTTTATTTTCATTTATATTTTCATTTACCATATGTGAGGTCATATGACCATCTACTTTTTTAGTAGATTTAGTGTATTGATTTGTCCCAGAAACGTTGTTACGCCTGCTTTCCGTGAAGTTCTTACGCTTCATTTGCTCCTCTTCTAATCTTACATTATACCACAATCCTTTATCATCTTGTGAAAATTTGACCTGTATGTTGACCCAAAGTTGACCTACCGTTTGACCTATCATATGTGAGGTCA